TATTTATTCTATTGATTCTATTTATTCTATTTATTTCTTTATTCCTTTCACTTAATTCCTCTTCAGCGAAATGGTCAACATTTGACCTTTCTTAGTTACTTCTCAGCTAAATGAATAAAGTTATTAAGTACGTTCCAATAGCACTGAGTATCATTACCCAGTAAAATATTCTACAAGTACTTCTCATGAAATTCTCCTTTTACTAATTAAATATTTTCTCTAACCAGAGCTTTCTTTGTAGATAGGCCTTCCTAAATCTCTTAGAAAGAATAAACTCTGGAGCAAACTTTTCTCAAGTGTAAGGTTTATTATCTCTGGTTGTTTCAAGACCATGAAGGAAACTACCATCGCTTAACTTGATTTTTTTTGTATCTAACTTTTATCATTCTTCCCACCTCCTTTATTTGTTAAGGGAAATAGTCAAATGTTGACCTTTCTTACATTCATGCCTTTCAGGGAGGGCAGGAGATTCTATTATATTATCTTAAAGTTTTTCTTTCCTGGAGTATTATTATAATCCAGCCAAGCAATCACCTCAACCTTTTTGTTAAGAAATTTTATCGTTTCAGTCTCTCCGTTATATACAACCTCGTCAGCTTTAAGTTTGTGATTCTGGATAAACTTCGCAGCTTTTAATACTAATTCTGCTGATACAATAACCATTTTTCACCTCCTGATCTCATGCCCTCCACTGTACGCCTTTGGTTAGTTTGTTTATTTACTTTCCACAACCATTGCCAGAAATTCTTGAAGTTTTGCCTCGTCCGCTTCCGTAAATTCTTCTTGCCCAGGAAACTTAGACATTGCCTTTTTCAGCATGAGACCTTCGAGGCTAACGGTCTTCGAGGCCGCCCTCATGTTGTTCTCAAAGGCTTTTGCATTTGAGGCCGCATTGCTTCTGGTCTTGCCGATTATTCCAACTTTTCCTGTTGGTGACAATTCCAAGCCGCATTTAACAGCCTCATTGTATACGGATTGCATTTCAGCAATCTTTTCCTTTTCATCCTTGATCGCAGATACTTGATCAGCAAGCCACTGTTTACTCCCATAAAACTTCATGGTCTGAGAATCCAATGGTTTTAGGTCAAAATAAATCTGCTTTCCGCATGGAAAGTTAGCTATTGCAACATCCCCAAACTTCGACCAGCTGATTTGCTTTTTGTCTGTAGCATCGCCGTCTTTTACAATTGCTACAACCTGATTTTCCGTATTATTCTCTTCCATTATAACACCTCCAATATTTTTAAAAGGCGCACAATGGAAGGCATGAATCCAAGTCAGTCCGTATCGTGTCACATTGCATGTTTAGGGACTGCAATGAAGGACTGCCGATTGCCGTAATTGATAGCTCGGACGTTTTATTGTGCCGTGTACCGATCTACAAGATTCAACACAATTCAATCCTGCCGTTAAATCCGGCTATGTCAATGAACATTCGTGCCGTTCATTATTAGGTGTTGCATGTTCCATGCCAAAACGCTGGATTATTAAAAATAAATTATAACCTGTTGTTTTCATTGCAGAATTTGTTTGGTTTATTTTATCATCATTTTATAGAGCTGGTATGATTGATACCGATTCGACAGAATTGTCGAGGGATTTATTCAATTATCTGGTATTGTTCAATGATATCACACACTTACAATGAAAACCAAAAATGTCGAGCAACTGGCAATAAATGTCGAGCGATTCGGGCATAATTTGATCGTAATGCTGGCAATGGATACTCCTTAATTTGATGGTTGTATCGAATAACAAAAACTTAAATGTCATTAGACCGGGGGTTATAAGGTCATTTTCAATATGACTCACACGGTATAAAAACCTCTACGCCCCCAAAGTGAAATTTTCAACCTAGTCCCCTGAAGCAAGCTTCAGAACCAAAACCAAAACAAGTTTTAAGTATCTGCGCAAACTATTTTACATGGCTATTAAATAATAGTTGCAAACTATGAAATAGTATGATATGGTAGAGTTATGAATAGTGAAATGAATGTACTACATCAAGGACAGAGATTTACAATACGGGAGCAGTTAGAAGAAATACTTAAACCAATTCCGTCTACCTCGGGTGGAACAATGTGGCGGCACTTCCGGAAGCTAGTAGCAGTGTATCTTTGTACAGCGAAGGGATTTGGAGAAGAAGAATGTGCCGGGTTCATTGCTGGAACAAACGGTGAATGTTGCTTTAAGATAACAACCAACGGAATGAAAACCTGTGAATGGAGATCTACTATATGATAGTTTATCCAGAAGACTGGAGAAATAGAGGATCTTATCCATCTTTATTAGAAATAGATAATCTTATATTAACTATAATTGAGGAACTAGATTGTAAAAATCTTTCTCTTTCAGGAGGTTTAGATTCATCTTTATTACTTTGGTATATGATAAAAGTTTTTGGTTCGAAGAAAGTTAAATGTTTTAATAGTACATATTCAGTAAAACATCCAGACTATTTTTATTCTGAACAAGTAACCAGATGTCTTGGTGTTGACTGTTATCATTTTATACTAGATGAAAGTATCTTAGCAGAAAAAAGATTGTTATCAAAATTGCCAGGAGATGAAATAATTTCTGTTTTTTATAATAACTTACAATTCTTTCATCATATTAGTGATATAATTACTGGTGATGGAATCGACGAAATTGCTGGTGGTTATTATACTCATGCAGATAAACCAACTGACGAAACTTATTTTGATTTTCTTAGAAGATTACAGAAAGAGCAACTTGAACCACTTAATATAAATAGTGGGGATATTAAAGTATTCTTACCCTATATGGATTATAGACTTATATCATTGCTTAGTTTTATTCCGTTATGGGATAAATTTAGTCTTGGTCATAGAAAAAAGATAATTAATAATTTAGCAAAAGGAAAAATTCCAGATGCAATTATTAAAAGAAGAAAGTACGGATTCTGTGATGCTGCGGTGATTAAAGAAGATGAAAAATAAAGATAGAAAATATACAACACCAGATCAATATTTTCATAACTATGAACATGATATAGAAGGACGAACACACTGCCGTGGACCAGAAAGTAATCCTTATAGAATTGTGCACTATAAAGATACACATATTATAAATACTGAGTTTGCTAAAGGACACGATAAGAAAAATAATATTCAATGGTTCAAGTTTACTAAAAGAAAAGGACCAGGGTTTTTATTATCATCAGGAGAAAAAACAGAGTATCAAGATACCACTGTAAAAGGAAGAAGTAAAATTCTTTTTACAATTGATGATAAAGAACAATTAAATATCTTACATGGGATGAATAAAAGTCATCCGGCGGCTTTAAATATACTAAAAACTTTAAAGCCAATCAAGAAAAATTATCTTAGAGAAATGATGGGTTAAGACAATGGGCGGCGAAGGTAGTGGTAGAACAACAATCCCGATAGACATGGACGCAGCATTGGACTTACTTATGCGCGGGGAGAAAGTTCCCGCCATCGCAACAGAGTTAGGCATTAGTCCTCCAACACTCCGAAACAGGATAGCTGACCTACAGAAGAAACAAGGTCTTTTACTCCAATACCGATCTATTCAAGCCCTTCAATTAACTGAACTCCAGGCCCGGGTTCTCGAAGCCATCACACCAGAAAAAATCAATGACGCATCACTGCGTGATCTTATAGCCTCGTATAAAATACTCAAAGACAAAGAACTTGTGATGGATGGTAAGCCGAGTGAGATTAAGGGTTTGGTTGCGCATTTAATTTATATGGAAAAACAAGAGGCGGGATTGACACAAGATGCTGATTCTTTTACGGATGCGGAGTATACTGATATTACAAACGAGGACGGGAATGGGAATGGGACTGCACTTGCAGACTTAGATACACAAGAATTTTAAGAACAATGGTCACAAATTGACCTTTCTGGTAGTCGTAACTGGTAAAGCATTCTGAGCTCTGTCTTCTTGGGAAGGTGCGACATCTCAGAGACAAACACCTACCAGTTGCGACCACCGGGTGTTTGTCCCAAGGCACCTTCCCTGGCGCTTTAGCGCCACTTTACTACAGAAAACAAAAGGAGGAAAGATTATGACAACGAAAGGAAATAAAGGCAGGGAGATCGTGGAGCTTGTGGTGGTACTCGGAAGCGAGATGGTTCAGGCGGTGGAACAGGTAATCGTGGAACAGCAAAACAGCCAGTAAAGAAGAAAAAGTAAATGTATTAGGGGAGGAACTAATATGAATGAGATGGAGCGTTGGAGAAAATCACCTTTATGTTTTGTAGAAGAATGTATTAAGGTTACGCCTACTAAACAACAAAGTGAGCTCTTGCAAAGTATTACAAAAGAAAAGTATATTACAATTCGTAGTGGTCACGGAACTGGAAAAGATGGATGCCTTTCTTGGCTTGTTCTTTGGTTTTTTATGACTCAATCTGGTAGAGTCTTAGTTGTTGGTCCAACAAAGGGACTGTTACACATCATTCTTGCAGAAATGTCTAAGTGGTTAAAACAATCTACTATACCAGATGATTTTTTAGTTTGTAATAGAGAACGACTGAAACTAATTTCTACGTTAAAAGAAGTTAAGATTGAAGTTAAAGATACAAGTAAAACGTTAATTTTAGTTAATGAAAGTTCAAGTGTATTAGATTCTATTTTAACTTTACTTGAAGAGTTTTCGAAGTATTCGACCAGTAAATTTATCTTAGTTGGTTGTATGCCTAACAATTTTAATTACTTTTATAACACACATTTTTCTGCGCTAAGTACGTGGAAAAAGTTGCAGTGGGATTCATCTAAAACATCACTTGTTAGTAAGTCAGTGATTAAAGCTTTTGCTGAAAAGTATGGTATAAATTCTGATTTTTATAGAGTACGTATAGAAGGTAATTGTGCAAACAACTAATGTAAATAAATCTGTTGTTAAAACACTGAAGGAATGGAAACGTAGTCCTTTGCAATTTGTGAAGGAATGTATTAAAGCTGTTCCAAGTACACAACAGATTGAACTTTTGCAAGCATCACCAAAAAATAAAAGAATATCGGTTCGTTCAGGGCATGGTTGTGGTAAGGATAGTACAGCTACTTGGTTAGCTTTATGGTTCCTTGTTACTAGACCTTATGCTAAAGTTGTAGTTACAGCACCAACAAATCGGCAGCTAAGAGATATTTTTCTTGCTGAGCTTTCAAAGTGGCTTCGGCAGTCTTTGGTAGCTGAAGAGTTCAAAGTTCTTAAAGATTCGGTTGTCTCTAAGGAGGCCTCGAAAGAATGGTGGCTGAGACTAATTTCTCCTTCTGTTAGAGCAACCAAAGAGGAACAAGCTGAAACTTTAGCTGGGCTTCACGGCGACCATCTTTATATTATTGCTGACGAAGCTTCAGGAATACCAGACCCAACGTTTATTCCACTTGAAGGAGCTCTTACACAACCAGATAATAAAGTTCTTTTAATAGGAAATATGACTAAGAATACAGGATACTTCTACGATACGCATTTTCACTCAGGAATAAAACAAGATTGGTGTAGGCTGCATTGGGATTCAAGAGAATCTACAAATGTTGATCCTTCAATGCCTTTGTATTTTGCTCGGAAATATGGTATTGACTCTAATGTCTATAAAATTCGTGTTGAAGGGAATC